CAGCTACTCCTTTACCAGCGGCCGCAGGAAGGACAGAAGCTGCTGCGCTTTTGGCCATATTAGCAAGCGAGGCTTCAGTGCCCACAGGAATAGCTGCAGAAGCAGCTGCGCCAGTGAGATACTGGGCCCAGTCTTCATATGCATTAATAGGTGTATGCTGAAGACCCTTATCACGCAGATATTGATCCATCTCTCCAGAAGAAGGAGCACCTGCTGCAGTCAACGCTCTTGAAGCGCCTACGATAGGGTTCAAAGCATCAACAGCTTTTCCAACATAAGGGCGAGCTGATTCAGGTACGTATTCAAGAGCTGCATTATAGGTATCGCCAATAAAGCGAGGTGTACCTGCAATACTGGTAGCGCCTTGTTCAAGTCCAGAACCTAGAACCTTGCCAATTTCTGACAAAGTGCCACCCCATGTATCATAGGGGCTAGATTCTGCAGACTTGCTTGAAGCTTCAGTCTGCTTAAGCTTCATAATTGCAATAGCTTGATCAGGTGTCATAGCTTACTCCTGGCTATCAAAAGCATCCCAAAGCTCAGGATGCTGCTTCCAAGTTTCAATAGAGATACCATTACTCTTAGCCATATCAGGCAAAGGAGGAATCTCTGCCGTGGGATCTGCAACCTTGAGTTTAGGATCCAGCTTGGCTTTCTTATAGTTCTCAGGAGTAAGCTCGAGTTCACCAGGCTTAAGGCCCTGGGACGTACGGCTCTTAATGGCACGCATCATGCTGTACAGCAGCACTTTCTTATCAGCCCGAGTACCAGGAAAATCCGAAGCGCTAGGCATGACAAGAGACATGATACGAGCAACTTCACTGTCAGGAGCCTGCTGACCAGACAGCGCATAGATGTAGTTCTGAGCTACCTGCCTAATAGCATTAGTAGCACGCTGACCCCCTTCAGTCATGGCGTACTTACCAATTTCACCAGTTTGGCTGCCAATAGTATTACGCGGCAACGCAAGCTCATCCCAGTTATCTACTGCCGTAGTAAACTGATTCTTAGCGCCTTCATAGAGGGAATTACCCTTGGCTTCAGACTCAGTCGGACCTTTATTAGCTCCGCCAGACCCAAACGTAATTTTAGGATTACCGTTTTCATCAAGCCCAACAGTGTAAGTGCCCTTAGGAGGCTCAACACCCATGTCAACGTCATAACGCTGAGTTTTGGGATTATAGCCAAAGATGTGAGGCTTACCGTCAGGAGCCATCATGGTCTGAACACGAGCATTAAGCTCAGCAGCAGATGCATCAGGTTTAGCCTGCCCCATGTCAATATCGTATTTGCCCGTTTTAGGATTATAACCAAGAATATGGTCTTCTCCTTTTACGCGAGCCGTAATAGTACGACCACGAGCAGTGTTGTCATTGTTCGTAGCAGTAGACTCAGCGTTAACTTCAGCCGTATCAGCGTTCTGGCCTGCAATATCGGCATTACGAGCAGAAATACGATTCTGACGAATCTGGTCTAAAGCCTTCGGATCAAGCATAATCTGGACAGCTTCCTGAGGCGACAAGTCCTCAATGCCCGTTGTCTTGATCATGGCCTGCCGGAGAAGGGAAGAACTGATTTCGTCAACGCTCTGACCCTGCTGCAATTCATCCTCGGGCCTAGGTCCTTGAACCTTAGGATTAGCCATCACACCAGTAGGCTGAACTGCTTCTCCAATAAGATCCTTTTCAAGAGCCTGATGCTGAGTAACATCAGCTGGAAGGAGAGACTTTTCGTAAGCGGTCTTCTCCTTGTCAATGCCAAGCATACGCTTTTCTTTTTCAATTTCAGCGGCCTGATCGCGCTTAAACTTAGCAGCGTCCATACGATCAGAATGATACATCGTAAGAACGTTGTCAATGACACTGGGGTCTGCCATAATAGCAGCAGCGTTCATCGGATCAGACTGCGCAATTGACTGCGCAAACTTGTAAGCAAAGTCCATTTTACGCTGCGTCTGAGCGAGCAGCATGTTCTGGCGCCTAACGTCCTGGAACCTAGCTGCCGTACGAGGCATCAAAACCATTCCAATAGGGCTGTTAAAAAAGCTATCCAGTCCACCTCCTTCAGGAGAGCCAGAAGCCACTAGATCCATGATACCCGGCATTTATTTATCTCCTTACTTACCGCTGAGGCCAAACTGGGTGCTCGACGACTTACCCTTTGCAGAGGACGAAGACATGTTGCTACCCAAGCCACTGAACACGCCAAGCAGCGCATTAAGACCCGGATTAGTGCCCTGCTGCGTAAAGCCTTGATACTGAGCTTTAATTGCGTCAGACAGGCCCTGCATAGCCTGCTGCTGCTGACCAGCTGCACGATTAGTCTGATCAGCCAAAGTGTTGCCCCAGCCAAAGCCTTGGTTGGAAAGCCCACCCAAGCTTTCAAGTGCACCAGCCCGAGTATTGATGTCCTGCTGAGCATTACCTACAGCAGTATTGAAGCCCTGGTTATACAGATTGGCAGTTGTGTCCGCCTTCTGTGCAGCCCAGTTACGATTATTCTCAGCATTTTCGATAGCAAACCTGTCGCCACCAAAAGCGTTCTGAGACTGAGCTTCGCCAGCAATACGATTTCTATCAAGCGTCTGCTGACGATTCATTTCACCCATCGTGGTATTAACCACATTCTGAGTATACGGATTAAGGTACTGATTGATATTCGTTTTTGCAAGTGCGCCACCACGAGCAAGATCACTCATACCGCCAAGCGCACCTGCATATGACGTCTGGACCTGCTTGTCCAAACCCATGTTTGCATACGGATTAATACCACCCATGTTCGTATTCCTTACTTAGCGGCCAATAGAGGTGAACTTTTTGCGCTTGTAGTTTGCAGCGTTGTTGCCTCCGCCACCTAGCCCAAGGAGAGAACTGTTGCCCATTTTGTCTGAGTACGCATTAGAACCAACACCAGGCTTAGTACCAGTATTGGTCGGAGCAGTAGGCTTGTTAGCCCTAATAAAGCCGGCAAGAGGATCTTGTCCGCCACCATTCTGAATATGCTGATTAAACAGCTGCTGATAGGCAGAAGTCATTCCACCGTGCGGATTGCCTGCAGTACGGGACCAATACGGCAAGCCCATAAATGCCATATTACCACCCATGACACCGCCTGTCTTCATACCCTGTTGAATGAGCTGCATGAGGCTGAAATTGGGCATCTGGCCAGCACCACCCTGTGCAGCAGCAGCTTTTTGGATATCAGCAGCAGTGTGCATAGTGCGATCAGTAAGTGCTTTACCATCAGCGCCAACAGCAGCCTTACCAGTAACAGGGTCGATGGCAAAACTACGAATATAGTCATACATGCCAGGGGCATTCTTCTTCAACTGCTCAAGCTGATTCTGGTAGCCTTCGTAGCTAGAAAGACCCTGAATGCCATCTTTTGTCGTGAGAGGCATAGAGGCAGCAATATTGGGAGCAGCCTTGCCAGGCGTATTAAAGGTTGCCGAACGATCAGCAGCACCCTGCCAAGAGTTTACCAGTGACTGCGGAACAGCCACATCATTACCCATGTAAGGAGTGTAGCCCTGATTACCAACCTGTTCAGCTCGGTTAAGAGCGTCCATGGCATAGGGCATAAAAGCAGAGTTAATACCGCTGCTAGATTTCTGCTTTGAGCTGCTCGATCCAAAGCTACCCATCTTCAAATCTCCTTAGTGTAATAATGTTGCTTTGTAGGTTTCCAGCCTTCTGACAGCCCACGACGAGTAAACCCGTCTCTTGCAAGCATAGTCATACGCTTAATTCCGCCCATTTGAAGGAGAGGGACAACCTGCTCCTTTTCAATATTGCAAATGTCCTCAAACTTACCACCAGCAATACACACGTGGCAGTATGTGCCCTTAGAAAACGTAATAATCTCAGCAATAACAAAAGCATCGTCGTTGTTAAACCAAAGCAACGTGCCAGCTAGAACCTTCTGACACACTTCCTCATACGTCAAATAGCTATCATTACGCTTGAGAGCTTTTTCAATATACGGACGCCACTTAAGCAAACCCATAACGCGGTCATATGCCGCAGCAATGAATTCCTTAGGCATGTTGGATTGATCAGTCATTACGGCCCCATCCTCGTTACGCTCTCTTGTCCAGTCTGAATAAAGCTAGACAACCGTGTAGTTCCCCAATATGAAGCAGTCAAGTCAAGATACACAGGTGAGGTATTGGTGTGCGTAAATCGAACATCATACTGCTTATTAGGATTAATGTTAAACACCGGAAACGATGTCCGAATAGTTGTCGTGCCATTAACAAAAAATGGGAAAACGACTTCATCTACATACTCACCATTAGCGTAAAGTCCTACGCTTACATTGCTAATAGTATTGCTACCCCCTGAAACCATTACCAGCTTAGCAGTAATAAGCCAATCAGCAGTCGTCAAAGGAGAAAATGTACCAGCTGCTGAAAGCACAACTTCTTTATCTGACTGCTTATAAACATCCGTAGCGGGTAGTCTTACATAGCCATCAGTATTAGTAATAGCAAAATTAGGATTTGAGCCTTTAAAGAAAGCAAACGGGATGCCTCCGAATACAGGAGACTCATTACGATTAAGCTTATAATCAAGAGCTCGCTGAATGCTATAGCGCAGATTCTGCTGATCAGACTCGCTATACAGCGTGCTAGGCCGGGGCAGGAGCGTGCGATAGCCAGGAATAGCTTCAGTCATCGACGACCAGCCTCCTTGACACGAATACGGAATTTACCAAGACCCCAAGCGCTGGGTGCAGTTTCTTTAATCGTAAGGCTAACCTGGCGAGCTCGCATGCGCACAGGAATATAGCCCGTGTCGCTGCTAATAGAGATAGGCCCATAGGTGCGTTCATTAGCTCCAGGTGCCTGGCGAAGCTTAAACGTCATGCTAAGATTGGTAACTTCTTCCGCGATATTATCACGGTTTACAACATCAGGATACACACGATCAATACGATAAGAGCTGTTGCCATTGTTAATCTCAATAGCTCCAGTTTCAGCAAAGACATTACGCAAAGCCCCATCAGCAGTGCTTCCAGTCTCTTGAACGTAGATCGTTTGATCATTAAAGCCAAGAGGCTTATCTTGCCAAACAGGGTTCATCCAGGCGGTACGCGGCATTTCGCCTGAGGTCCAGTAGTTGTTAGTGTCCTTATTATACCCATAAGCTGCATAGCGATTGGGCACAGATGAGTCCTGAGAAGGATAAAACCACCACGCTTCCTGAGCATACTGGTTAATACCACCGTGCACAAGATGAGCCTGGGAAAGACTGGAATTAAGGAATACGTCGTATTCCACAGAGCACGGCAGCTTATTTACCGCGCCATTATACATCCAAAAGCTGCTCCTTCCAAGCCAGACAGCCCCAAATGACACAGAAAACACAGCGTTAATTGAGACCAATTCGCATTCAGTAGAAATGCGTCTACGGCCATAGTAGTACGGAGGACCCACATATTCAAGCAAATGCGCATCAGTGTCTGTCAGTACAAGTACACCACCAGGTACACGACATGCGCCAATAATAACACCATTTGACTGAAGATCAAAACCACCCGCGGAGTTAAGTTCAGTAGGCACCCAGTCAGTGTATGTACGGCGAGAAGCCCATTTCACACGGCGAGGATTATTCTTGCCGCCCATGACCATAAGAAACTCTTCGTCAGTTACGACTACAAGAGTATTATCAACAGGAGCCTCGCCAACAGCTACAGCTTCAACCGTGGGGGTAGCAGGGTCCCAGATGATCAAACGGCCGTCTTGAGAACTTACCGCAACAAGCATCTTACCAAAGTTGTCAAACGACCATACAGCGGTTGAGTCAAGATCGGTACCGCCTGAAGGAGAAATACCGTACGGACCAACGCCATAGGGGCCTGAGCCATAACCCGACTTACCTCCTGGATTATAGCCCAAAGCAGCAGGTGTAATGATGTAAAACGTATATGTGCCATTAGAATTAATGCGCGAAGCCCACAACGCATTTGCAGAGCCATACGCTGCCCAAGGCGTCTTAAGCAAATCACGCCAAGAGTGCGTAGATCGCACAGCTTCTTCAACAATACCGCTAATATCAGGCAAATTGTACTTAGTAACCCAACCACCAATCGGGGTCAGGGTGCGATTTACCCAGCGAACAAGATTGCCATTCCACCAACTCTTACCAGCTGCATACTGGGAACTAGTCCTGTTAAGGCCAGGGGGCAGGTCGAACAGCTCTAGATTTTCTCCGCTCATCCCACTTCCTCATCATCAGAAACACGCTTTTTAACAGCAGCTTCTCCAGCCCTCTGTCCGCCAGCAAATGCCAACGCCGCAGCCAGAGCACCAGCCAAGACTTCCATAAGTTTGTCAGAAGCCTTGCACTCAGCCTTACCATCGATAATAGCTTGTACCCACCACAGACAAGCAAACTCAGCAGACAAAGCAGCAACAACGTGGGCGCCAATGACAAACGCCACTAGCCAAAAACCCCACTTTGCCACATTGAAATGCTGCTCACTCATTAGATGAGGCTCCGAATGTAATCACCACAAGTGCGAGCAGACTTCAACTCTGGCTTCCCAGGAATGCCAAAAGCAATATCGATCTTGCCATTCTGCCGAATACCAAGCGTATCCTGCACCTCAGCATGCGTAAGAACAGTCGACCGCGTCACAGGAATATTATACTGCTTTACCAGCTTGCGTACTTCTGCAATCATGGCATCAAATTGTACTTTTGTGATCGGATACTTTCCAAGCTTCCCCGGCCCCTGGGCGTCGAGCATAGCAGCCATTGCCACGCCAATAGCACCGGCATTAGCGCCTTTGGTATGAGCTGCATAGACGCCATCAGCTGTCGAGAGATTGTCTTCAATTGAATGATCACCTTTATGCACTACACCCTTACCATCGACAATACGATGGTAATGTTCCTTGTCAACAGCCGAACACGTATAAGTGCCAGCTGACCAGTGAATAATGATGCGCTTCATGCTCATGAGTTATACAGCCCAAATGTTGAAGGTTTGTACGGCAGTTCAAAATTATTAGGAGCGCCTCGATTGCCACCGCAATGACCTAACCGAAATTCTCCTGGCTTGACGGGTTCACATTGCTTTTCTACTTCATGCGCTTTAGCAATTCCGCCAGCAGTAATGATGGCTAATCCTGTTACTGCGCCAAGTAGTGGATTAGAAAGCTTCTTTTTCATCTTAAATGTCTTTCTTAAAAGAAGTGCTTTTATATACGGCAGCACCGCCGAGAAGGGATAAAAAGACAGCAAGGTACTTTGCAACCGCATCAGAAAAATCTTCTTCAACATTGTTGCATTCAGTGTTAGTGGCTAAAACCTGATACGTAGGATCCTTTTCAGCTCTATCAAACATAATCGCAGCAAGTTGATCACACTCTTTAACACCAACCCACAGCATACCCAAATGCGCAATCATCAACACTGCAATCAGTGCGAGGATTGTGGCAACAAACCATGTTGGGCGATCCAGCACAGTTATACAGTCTCCTGTACAAGCTTAAGACCAAGACGCGCCATAGCAGCAAAAGGCGGCTCCTCCGAAATGTCTGCCTGAGACAATGCCGCAGCCAATGCATCAGAAATATAACCTGACGAAATATAGGCCGTGGCCGGGGCTAAGCCGGAAGGAGAGAGTTCGGTTGTAAACATACCCGCTCCTCCTTCAAACTTGGCAGCTTCATCACGAGCCATCTGAACGTGCTGGGCAGCAATAATAACAGTCCTAAACACGTCCATCAGTACGCTCCAGTTTTGCCATTTACCCAGGTTTCAGTATCTGTAATCTGCTTAGCAGTAATGGCCGTTCCACGAACAATAAGGCTATAAAGCCAACCATTCAAAGGAAGTGAGGCACCAGCACGCCTACCAACGTACAGAGGCTGGTTAGCACAATTACCAGTTCCCTGATCCGCAGTTCCCTGGGCCACCTGAGCACCATTAACACGAAGAGTACAGGTATCACCAGCAATATCGCCAATACCAGAAATCACAGAAGTAATCGGCTCAGCAAAACCTGACGCCAAAGCAGCACCCGTATCAGCACTACCACGCGACAAGAATTGGTAGCTGCCCGCAGAACCACCAGGGGCAAACATTGTGAAAGCCCCAGGTGTAGATGCACGAGTAGCACTCAGTTCTGCCACGCACTGGTTAATTGTGGCAGTGGCCTTATGAACGCCAGCAAACACGCTAATCTTATCGCTTGCTGAAAAATCAATCTTAGCAGCCATAAGACCATCGTCAACGCCATCAAACTCAAGATAATAACGGTTGCCAGCATCTTGACGCAGAATAGGGCGTGAGGCTGCTGTTCCTTGAAAAGCCTGATACCCAGGCATAGGCTCAACAGTAACTGCTGAAATTGTATTGTCTACATCAGCACCATCAGCAGTGAATGTAAGAGCACCATCCACAAGAGCATGAACATACCGTGTGGTTGATGTTACCTGAGACGTAAAACCAGCAGAAACCATATTAGACCAGTGGCCAGCCACATTAAAGCTCATGCCAACAGTACCAGAGCCACGAACATCCGAGATAGTTACAACAACACGATATGACTTGCCAGCCTGTACTTGACAAAGCGTCGGGCTAGGTGTGTTTGTAACACCATCATTAGACACATCAAAAGGAACAGTTGCCGTATTGATATTTGCCCCGAACGCTGTGCCCTGGCTTTTATCACGGATCATTCCCACAGGCGAACCAACAGCAGGAGCCTGAGTAAAACCTGCCTGTTGCGACATCATTGCAAGGTCGCTAGGGTCATACCAAACACCCGTTTCTCCAGCTGCAAACAAGCTACTGGGATCATAAGGAACAGCTGGTGCAGCTGGTCCCACTAACCTAGAACGAAGGCTAAGGCTGAGATCTGTCATGCCAAGCATTTACTTAGCCTCCAAAGCTTCAATGCGACGAATGGCTTCCTGAAGAGCCGCCGTAAGCAAAGGAACAAGCTTGCTCTGATCGATAGCCTGAAGATCGGGAACAGTAGTGCCAACCCGAAGCTCAGGAGTAGCTTCATCCTCAGTAATAACCCGCACGGCATCCTTTTGACCAGTTACAGACTCAGGTACAACTTCCTGAGCCTCATGGGCAATAAAACCATCAACGGTCCGAGAAGGCTCGTGAATGAAATTAAAGCGAGAGGGCCTCAGTGCCATAAGCCTAGTAGTGGCATCATGGATAGGCGTTACATTTTCCTTAATACGGTAGTCCGAAGTGGTATTAAAAGCAGTGGCAGTGGTGGTTACGGAGATAGAGCCTACACCAGTCTGCGCCCTTTGGAAAATAAGAACAGCGCCATCCGTGTTTGTCTTGTTGATTGAGCTTGAGTTGGTGCCGACGAGGTCGGAGCGGGTGATGCCCGTCTTCGCCACCCAGAAGCCTTCCGTGCCGGCCGCGCTAGTAGTGCGACCCACCATAAAGGTGCCGTAAGAAGCAAAACGGCCAGCCTCAACATGATTGATACCAAAGATTAGTGCCCGAACTGCTGAATTATGCGACAACCAAAGACCGTCTGTATCGAGCGACAGTCCGCCTGCATAGCTAGCGCCACGAATGACAAAGTGACCGACGTTGCTGGCAGGAGTCTGGTCGGCCTGCGGGTAGATCGCGACGTTGCCGGTCTTGCGCTCGATGATCAGCGCAGAGTTGATGGCCACGCCATCGTCGCCGCAGCGGTTGATCTGGAAGTCCGAACCGGCGTTGGCACCAGCCTCGGCACCCGCGCTCTTGAAGATCGCCCAGCGGTTCAGCGCGCCGGTGCGGAGCGCGAGCGCGGCCGTTTCGCCAGCGTCAGAGCCAATGTTGATGGACGCTACGCCACCAGCCACCTGGACCGTCTGACTGACCGTGAAGGTGTTTCCGCGGTTCTCCTTGGGGACGGTCCCGCCCTCCACCGCGATCACGCCAGCAGCCGAGCGAGTGATCGCGGTGTCGGCGTTGCCAATATTCAGGCTAGTAGCTTGTAGCGTCGGAATAGTCATCAAACCAGAAGCTCGGTCTACACTAAAGACCGTACCAATGTTTGCACCAGCATCGCTGTACCGATAAAGGACAAGATCAGAACCTACGTTTGCACCACTTTCAGCTGTAGAGTCAACATTAAGCTGAAACCTAGCAAGTGTGCCTGTCTGAAACTGAATACCTCTAGCCTGACCCGCATCAGCTCGCAAAGTGAGCATTGCAGAATTGGCGCCAGTGACTTGAATAACCTGGCTTGCAGTAAAGACGTTTGACTTACTCTTTACAGCAACGCCAGCATCAACCTTATCCCAGTTGTCGTTGGTCTTGTCGCCCCACGAGTCATCAGAAGCACCAATAGCAGGCTTAATAAGCGCAAGATTAGGAGTTGTAGTGTCAGCCATTGTAATCTCCGATGCTCGGATTAATTCTTAAAAAGATTGGTAGAGGTCCTACCACCATACACGCTGAATTCGCGCAAAAGGGGAGATGAACCCATACGCGCTTTCTTTGCCGTCAAATTAATGGTCTCGACCTGGCCACCGTAGAGCGTACGCCAAACATCAAGACGCTCATCTTCAGCAATATAGGGCTCTGCTGCAATGAGTGCCGCATACAAAAATGCAGACTGATGGTTCAAAGTGTAAACATTGCTATTCACAGTTAGGCTAAGATATTCAATCTTGCGGGAATAGCGAATTTGGATGACCGTATCCTTAACAGGAAGCGGCCAAATATACAACTGGCTTGCCTGAACAGCATAAGCCACAGGCGCTGCAACAGGTGTCGTGTTTGTGGCAATAAGGTCAATCATTTCATTGATTGCCTTAGCCTCCATAGCAGGACCGCCCTCGGCATTAACAAGAATCATCCTGTTGTAATCGTCAATGCCAAGAGCTGTAATGTCCATAGGCCAAACTTCGGTGCCAGTGCACACATACCCAACTGGCGGAGCTTCAGCAGCAAGACTCTCAATATCAACATTGAGGCTGTCTACTGCCATATCAAGAAATGTAGCAAGTGCTGCGTCAGGAACAGCAACTTCATCGTCAATGTCAAGCCATTCACGAATTAGATCTTGCCAGCCAGCTGTGGTAGTGGGCCAAGCCATTGTAGCCTCCTTAGAACAGTGCTACAATGCTAGTCGCAGTTGTCAGCGCTGCATTAACCCGCGTAGTCTGGATAGGCAAAATCTGCCCTGCAGGAACGCCAACAAATGTAACCACTGTGGAGGAGTTAGGCAGAACAACAGAAACATTGCCTGCAACACCCACATAGAGGCCACGAGTAATATAGGGCAGGTTTACAGAATCGCTAGGCGTAACAGCCGCGTAGTTTGCAGAGGCCTGGACGCCAGAATTACCAGGACGAATTGCATGATCAACCATTTGAGTTCACTCCTTTAAGGTGCTCAGTAATGCTTCAGAGTTAGTTTAGGCATCGCTTCAAGACGACGCAGAGCTTCTTTTTCATTCCCTGGCGCAAGTGCGTTAAAACCTTCTGCAAACCACTGATCAAGAATAACCAGTGGAATAGAACCAACTTTTTTCCAGGTACGCGACTTATTCCAACCACCAGGATTAAGATGGGCTTCAAGTCGCAAATCGTCCATCACAGGCTCTACGTCTTCCGTACGCTTATGATGAATGTTACCCGTGTCATAGTCGTATGCAAAAGTTTCATCGACAACTTTGCGCCAGGGATCGGACATTAGAGTGGCCTCGCACGCTGCGGCTTAGAGACCTTGTCATTGCCGGCACGATTTGCAGCGGGGGCACGCACAACTCGCGGAGCTTTGGTATCAGAGGCTGCCAGCTTAACAGCCACATTGGTGGTGTTACGCGAAGGAGTGGCAACCTTGTTCATGCTCTTTGCATGGCCAGAAGTGCCCTGCACATTGCGAGCCTTACCAGGCGTTCCCGACATCTTGGGCCCACCAAACGGATACATTCCCTTCTTGGCCATATCAGCCTCCTTACGACTTAGCTGCAGTAACAGGGGCCGGGGCAGGCTTCTTGACCGGTTCCGGGGCAGGCTCTTCTTCAACAGCCTCAAGAACGCTCATGCCAATGAGGTATTCACACAGATCTTCGTCGGGAAGGTCAAATTCCCTACCGACCGTATGGATTTCGCTGGTGTACGGATCCAGGAAGTCCTTAATCGCTCGCATCTTCATTTCAATTCTCCTAAGAAGAAGAGGGGACTTATTGACATTGCCCCTCAGTTGGCTGCGACCGCCTTGCAAGAGCCGCAACAGGGAGGACGGATTAGCCCTGCGTATCAGCGATGACCGCGTGAGCCGCTTCGTTACCAACCCACAGGGTGTACTGCGAGCTGATCAAGGTATTATCCGTGAGACCGGTGCGGGCCAGCGGCTGCTGACGAGTCGGCCACAGATTGCAAACCGCCACATACTCGGGATCCAGAACGTGGACGTCAGAGCCGGCCTGGAAGCGATCGGGGACAATCTGCACTTCACCAAAGTCAGACTTGTACACGTCAACAGCGCTGATCAGCTTCTGGCTGTCAGTGCTATTGTAGCGCGTGCCGTAAGCGTTGAAAGTCTTCGAAATCAGACGCTTATTGGTCGGGCTGCAGAGCACGTAGCGCGGACGACCACCAGCATTCCAAGCAGCCTGGATGGCGTTGTTCAGCATGTCTTCAGTCAGCGCACGAGCCGTACCAGGACCAGCAGCCGCATTCGGATAGCCATCAGTGGTGCCCGACAGAGTCGGAGCAGTACCAGTGGCGCCGCGCTGAGCGTTGGTCAGGTAGAACGCCGGCATGCCTGCAGCGGTACGAATCGAACCACCGTTGACAGTACCAGCAGAGGCCGCAACGTTCTGAAGGAGAAGCGTTTCCTTATCGCGCTTCAGCTCAAGCAGTTTGTAGGTGATCTGCTTCGACTTCGTGAGAATGCCGGCAGCCGAATCAACAGCCTGGGTCGTATCCGAAAGCTTCAGGGTCTTGGTCGAGATCTGGCAGTAGTTGCCACGACGCGAAGCATAATCAGGAGTATCCGCAGTGGGAGCATCCTGACCTTCAGCCACACGGTTGGTGGTGTTAACAGCGGCCAGCGTGAGCAACGGCCATTCGTGATAGGTGCTCGTCGCCTTGCCACCGTTCGTAGCAATCATGCTGGTGAACGGAGTCTCGGTCGGCGTGATGCGGTTCTCGGCCTCTTGAAGGTCTTCGCGGATGATCTTAGAGTTATAAGTCTGTCCAGCAGAAGCAGCAACAGCATGCAGAACCGACGCAGCCAGCGTACGAGAGAGGTGGGCAATACGAAACATTTTAGGTCTCCAAATTGAGGGTTCAAGGTTGTCAGCCTATCTTGAAACCGTCCCGAAGGCTTAGGCTTCTATATCCTCACTTGCGTTTTCCCAACCCCTAGAGACCTGTCGCGGTTGGCGCTTTTAGTGTGTTCTCGGCTAAGAACATGGATCTAATGAGACGGAGCCGAAACTCCGTCCTATAGTCCCACGTTAGAATCCAGTCCGCTTAGTCTTACCACGCGGAGCTGCAACTAGCAAGCTAGCAGCTACATCATCAATAGAACCAGTACGTGCAGCACGTGCCGCCGCTTCTTTTTCAGCCTTAACGTTATTCATACGCTGCCCAAAATTTTGTGAGCCAGGCCGAAGGAGAGGCTTAGGTGCCGCTTTCGGATTATTGCCTTTAGACTGTCGCGCAGCCTTAGCATTAACAAGAGCCCGATACTTCATAGCATCCGTCAAAACAAGAAGCATACGGTGGTCAATGATGCTAGAAATTTCTTCGTCTTTAAAACCGTAACTGCGACCAGTCTTACTCCAGTTTTCACCCATTACGCGAGCTTTTTCAGGGTTAGCAAGCTCAGGAATCTTACGAATAAGCTGGTCGGCTTCCTGCCGAGCATACTCATTCTGTCGATGAGCCATAAGCATTTCCTGCTTCTGCTGCGTTTCAGCTTCTTCACGCTGAATGCGTTCACGAGTGCCCTGAAGTTCACGCTGCTTTTCACGCTCAAGCAAATACCTCTGCGGATCAGTAGCGCGAAGCGTATCCCAATCAATGCCGTTATTTTCGGCCTGAGCAAGAATGCCATCAAGCTGCTTAAGCTTTTCACTATGCGTGTTAAGCTGCCGCATAAGTTCCGTAGTTAGAACCTCAGACTGCTTACGAAGTTCGCCGGCCTGCTGAAGTCGTGCATCAATAGCCTTATTACCGCTATAGGCAGCTTTCAGATCCTTTAGCTTAGCCTTAGTCGGGGCACCATCAACGACTACTTCATGCTCGATTTCATCAGGATCAACTTCTTCACCTGCATCGTCGTCTGAATAGTCCTCTTCACCTTCTGAAAGATCATCCAGATCAGCTGGATCAATTTCATCACCTTCATCAGAAGTTTCATCCGAGTAATCATCGGGTTCATCCGACGGCTGCTCGGGTTCATCGTTATTAGAAGGGGAAGCTGTGGGCTTTCCTCCTTCTGCCGGCTGAAAAAGACTTTCAGCAACAGCACTCAGATTAGTATCAAGATCAGAAGCTTCGCCCGGCATGTGCCATCCTCACATTGTTAGCAATTTCAACAAGTTTCTCTTGCAGTCTTGACAGTGCGGATGCTTCAGCCTTAAGAGTTACAAACTCCTCTACAGTTGCTTTAAGCATATCACTGGCAATTTCTTCACGAAGTTGTGCAAAAACCGTACTAAATAACGGATTATCAACAAACTTCTGAATTTCACCTTGGCTATTAATGTCCATTACTGCACACTTTCAGCCGTCTGAGCATTTGCAAGCCTAGCAGCGTTTTCAGCTTCCATCTCCATCTCTTCACGCTTCATGCCGCTAGCAAACATATCCGTAAAGAACTTAAGCAGCGCAGCATCACGCTTCTGCTCAACTTCCATCATAGTAGTACGCAGATCCGTCATATTCTGCTGCTGGAGCTTAACAATCTCAGCCTTCATATCCTGAATGTCTTGCTCATACTTAGCCTGAAGCTTAGCCATTTCGCTCTGATGCTTAAGCTGAGCCTTTTCAGCTTCAACCTGCACCATTTGCTGCATAGCGTCAGCCTGCTGCTTTTGAATAGTAAGCTGAGCTTGACCAGCCTGAATCTGCATCTGCTGAGACTGCTGGGAGCTCTGCTTCTGTTCCTCATCAAGTTGCTTAACAACCGGCGGAGGTGCAAAGGGCAAATAATCAGTTGTGTTATGGATACCTGACAGCCGAAGCATTGCAGCCCAGCTATTACGCAGGTTATCCCAACCGCACAACGGATTAGCAGGTCCGGCCTTTTCAATCACCGCCTGCTGGAACTGAATCAGCCCCTGGAGAACCATTTTCTTTTCGTCAATACGGCCAGAACCAAGGCCTACATTGACCTTGATTGACATATCATCCAGCCACATAGACGGGTTTACCGTAGTGTAGCCATACGCCACCTTAACCGTCTGGGGTTCAGACAGTTCATTGACAGCAACTTTCATAATGGTGTTAAACAGGGACTTAACACCTGTTTCACCAATATTACGTGCCATCATTTCAATACGGGCATCACTAGCCGAGACAGCTGCAGAAGCTGCAACCTTGGTCGTCGACTGAAGTGCATCCGCATCTAGACCCTGGCTAAACTTAGTAATGCCAGTGCGCTTTTCAGATACTTCCTGCATAAACTGCAGTACAGGAAGCGTCTGCGACATCGTGGGCGGAGTAGTCAGTTCATTAATCTGACCCATTTCCGTAACACGAACAATAGCGCCAATTTCACCATTCTTAAGGTCGTTAAGATTGACTTTCTTTTCGTTAGCCTCAGTACGAGGGCTATTTACCAAAGCAGCGTTGTCAATGATAGAACGCAGCATTGCAGTCTGCGCATCCTGATCCTGAATAAGATCTTCTGCCAGCGAAATAGGCGCAAACACATGAGGCTGGATTGTAGTCTTACCAACCGCAAAGGGAATGTAATTTACGGGTTCATCCGACAGAACCTTGTAGCTAATGCCTCCGCATACAATGCGGCGCAGTTCTTGCACGCCATCGTTATCTTCATCAAGCCAAACGTATGCTTCAGTCAGCAGGATGTTTGCCGACAAAGGATCAATACTGGCTGCATTGTCAGTATTATCCGTAGTATAATCGCGCCTATCATCACGTTCAGTGGTTGTGGTGCTATCATCTGACGAAATCAGCGGAGCAAGCTCATTATACTCATAGCCAAGCGCCATCGCATCTCCAACAGTGAGATTACGACGATGCGCTACAACCTGGGCATCATAAGGCGATACCGCATTAGCATCATAAATAAATTCTTCAGGCGGCACCGGATCAAGATGCCAAATAACTTTTTCTACCAGCTCGGTATAGACATTGACTTCGTCGTCAGACTCAGTAAGCTGGGGCCCACCTTCTTCTTCAAGCAGGTCTTCCTGCTCCATAGGTTCAGCTGAGTCCTCAGGGGGCGAGTCCGAAATACCCAGCTGTTCCCCAAATGTGCCTTCTGCAGGGATGGCCGCTTTAGGCACATAAGTGTGTTTGGGAACTTTAGCCTTTTCTACCCACACTTTAATAACACCGATACGAGCTTTAAGCGCATCGGTAGACATTGAAATAAGGGCCGAATAACCGTCGTGTTTATCAAAAATATGATTACAAAATACAGTTGCTTCTTTGCAAGCCTGTTCGCCCTGGGGCTGATCAGTCCAGAATTCAGCAATAGTATCAGTCTGCGTAAAAATGCGCGCAATAGAAGGAACAACAGACTGCACCGCCGACCTTACACAGTCTACGATGACCTGGGATCGACCAGGCGTAAACTCCAGCGTAGTGCCACCTTGATAGTACACGTCCGCCATTTCACGAGGAACCTGGAGGTCACTTTCCATGAACTGGACCGCATCCATAAGAACGCGCTGCATGTACGTCTGTACACGTTCAGGCGTCAAAGGCTCAAGCTTATTTGGCGCCATCACACAAAGGTTCCCGCATTAGCCCTTGAAATAGGCTCATCCCAATCACTCTGACTGGCACTAAAATATTCGTTCATTGACATAACAGCATATCGCATTGCATCTGCGCCATGCGAGGACCAATCATGCCGAGGTTTCATCTTCAGCACCCGGTCCTTTGAATTATAGTCCGACCGATAGTTTCGGAGAGCTTTAATACCTTGTTTACAGCCCTCAGCGTCAAACCACATGCGAGGAAACGCAAGGCGCACCGCATTGATGCCGTCTGCAATGGCTGTTTTCGGTAGTACTTCAGCGTTGAAACCACGATCAAGGAACAACTGATAGCGACTCTTGCCCACGCCCAGTTCACGAACCTTCGCATCGTGTGGCAAAAACACCGTTTCAAGCGGATAACCCAAATTCTTAAGATACGTGATATAGTGATCTAGGCTCTTGCCCTTGTTCTCATAGAACTTAAGGAATCGCCATTCATTTGCGTACAACTGAAAGATCCAAATGGACGTAGCATCATCCATACCCAGATCAAGAACAGCGTACGTATCTAAATTTTCGTCACGATTAACTTTCTTAACGCGGCCTTCATCCTCAGCTGCTTCAACCTCACGCGCATAATATGCACCGGGGAACGTAGCACTGAACGAAACCTCATATTCACGCTCGTACGCTTCTGGAGTCATGATCTTCTTAGCAGCGGCAAGCTCTTCTTGGCTAAGAATACCACTCTCACTGGCCTTAAGCTTCATGTGGAACCAGTCAGGATCAGTGAGTGCGTTCTGGTAAATGTCAAAGAACGCGTCTTCACCAAACGGAGTGCCAATGAATACAGCCTTACCGCCACGGTCTGAAAGGGCAGGACGGATTACGCTTTCCCAAATGGAAAGGTCCATCGAAGCTGGCTCGTCAATACCTGCAATATCTGCATAGATACCACGCAAACGGTCAGGATTTTCAGCACCATAGAGTCGAATAACTGCCCCAGTCGGCAACGTGCAACGAAGTTCAGCCTCATGATACTCAGTACCAGGAATACCGCGTGTATACTGCTTCAAATAGGCCCAGGAAATATCCTTAGCCTGAGCAAACGATGGTGCAACAAAAATCCCACGCGGATTAGGCAGTGGGCAACGCAGCACATTCTTAATGATATGATTG